TCACTTACTTTCTTTTCTTTGTTTAGCTTAATATCGTCAATGTCAAACCTTGGCACAATCGATACAATCTTACTGTTCTGTTTCTCAATGGTGACAATGTAAGGCTCTGAAAATCCATCATCATCAAGATCTAGCCATGTATGTGACTCGGTAAAGTCTACCTCAGTTGTTTCTTTCTCGTATCCGTCTACATCAATTTCAATGAATTGGCCTGTGTTCATCGCTCGAACGACATCATTCTTACTCATTGAATAATCAAATGATTTGGTTTGAACTTCATCAAATGACTGTGCGCTATGATCACAAAACAGCTTATCAGGCATTATCAAATAAGATTCGCGTTTGTTTTCAAATGCTGATTGTTTGGTTAACTTGAAGGTGGTTCCAACAATTGGCAATACATATAATTCTTGATCAACCTTGTCACGCCATCCTTTAATGCCTACGGTCAGATCATAATTAATCATGGTCTTAACACGGTCGGCCCTGTCTTGTTTTTCAGTGCTAAGCTTAGACTGTGGCTGTATTGGTTGGCCTTGTTGCTGCATTTGTGCTGCTATCTGTTTAATCTGCTGTTGATTCCCTTGATTAATCTCAATCTCTCGCCCGTCCGGTGTAGTTATATACTGGATAGTTCTTTCTTTACCAACGATCTTAGCTTTGCATATATTTTGACGCTCTAATACAGCTGGTGTGGCTCGTGCGCTGAAATCAACGGCCGCTTCTAGCACATACGAGCATACAAGATTGCTGGCTCCCTCAAATGGAAATGTTTTCTTTGCATGTTCCGGTTCAAGCTTAGCTAGCATGACAGCTTCTTTATATCTCTTTAACCAATCAGACATTGAGGCTTTATCTTTCTGTATAATTCCCTCGATATCCATAGCTATTACACCAAGATCAATATCCAGATCTTCGGCCGCTGCTGCAATGTTGTCTCTATGTTCGAGTATATTTTCAAGACCTTTTGTTGACCCGTCTTCTAATTCTTCTGCTGTCTGAATGCTTGGCGTGTTCATATTAATAACCTGTATGCTGTGAGCGTGTATTTTTAGTCGTCGCTTGTGGTTGTTCTATACTAACATATCGTGCAAATGTCAATGCTAATCCGTCGCCTATGTCAGGAGACTTAACACCGCGTTTCTTTGCATCCTCTTTGCGCTCTAAAACATACTGACCTAATGGGTTGTATTTATATTGCAATGAACATATATCGGTCTTCAATGCTGGGTCATTAGGTATTGACACATTCATAGAAAACCAATCTTTCATATTTAGCCACATTTCCGATCGTTTGTTGGCTGCTTCAATTAGTCCCGACTTGGAGCCAAACTGAATGCCGTAGACCATATCAAACTGTTCTGCAAGTTGATCGACAACACCAGCGCCAAGGCCCCCTTCATCGACATGAATCGCACTAACTTTTCTATCTAAACCTAGGACCAGCTGTGTAACAAATCCGGCTACCTCAGTTGTGCTCTTGTTCTGAAGTACATAGGGTTCAAATACAACGCGACCTTGCCTCAATACAATTGCTGTTCTGTCATCGCCAAATCTTGCAGGGTCAACACCAATAATCAAAGGTTGTCGTTTGTCGTCTAGCTCATCAGGCCTTTGCCTCATAGCTTTATCAACATCAATGGCACTTACTAATGAGTTACTAACAGACGCGTCATAATCAATATCGATTTCTTGAGCGACAATAACTGGGTCAAGTTCTGCGCATTGTTTGCGGTACCAAGCCTCAGTCTTACGAGGATCATCACGCCAATTAAATGTGAATACTGGTATATTTCCGCCAAACCGCTTCCTATAGAAAGGATTACCATTGCCGTTAGGTGTTGATATATCTATTTTAACATCAGAGTTTTGTGATAGTGCCGCCTCGATTCGCTCTGGCCTTTCATAGAATGCCGATTCATCTTTAAGGTATATTGAGCTACGACCACCACGGCCAATATTATCACCAGCCTCACCAGTGATAGTTGATCCATTAGCTGGGTTAGTGAACTTCATAAATCTAGCGTGATCCCTATCATCAAATGATCTAGGTCTAAATATCTTGGGTAACTGTCTAATAATGATACGGATCTTTTCAAATATAGAATCAGGGTTGCCCATATCATCAACAAGAGATTCTTTACGAGAACCCCAGCTAATGCTTTGCCCTTCATGAAATATAAATAGCCATACACTAAACGCACAACCAAGCCAAGTTAGGCCACAGTCACGTGTTTTCTCAATAAGCCCATTAGAACGATTGGCCCATTTTTCATGTAACCATATGATTAATTCTTCCTGCTTTGGAAACAGAATAAACGGAATATTTGACGGAGTAACGCGTGGGTCATAGGTCATCATCCAGTCGTTAATAAAATCGACAGCCCCTTGCCCTGAGCTAGCATAATGAACTAAGCAAGCATCATAAATCTTTGGATCTGATTTAATTTTGTTTAGCTTATCAATACGTTTTTTAAATACTGACTTGATATCAGTCATTACAATTAGCTTGATAGATGTCAGCGGCATCTTTAGTAGATGTTTCGGTATCAATAGTACCTACACCAACTGCACTTACATTGACATCAGTAACCTGCTTATCTTTGTAACCTAGAATATTAGTAGAAATAAACTTCGCAAAGTTCTCTTTATAGCTACCGTTTAGCGTGTTTGCTACAATGATATTGTCTTGAAACTCTTTAGCTAATTGATACGTCGCCGAAAATTCTGGATATTTATAGACACCATCAGTATTTTTAGTAGCCCAATCTCTCATTGTACTGGACGTTACACCAATATAAGCCGCGAATCCTGACATAGTAGGAAAGTCTACTGCTACCCTAGCCATTATCAGTTCACCCCTATTATCATAAATCTTCTTTTCTTCAGAAGGCTTTACGTCGAAATATTCATACATCATTTCAGGGAATTCTGGGCGGTACTTGGAAGGTCTACCTACACGAGCTGCTGCTTTGCACTCTGCGTGTATTTGTTTGAATGTTTTTTTCTTGGCTGGTTTCTTAACTGGCTTCTTTTTAGCTTTAGCCTTAGCTTTCTGAGTATCTTCACTCATGTCTTTACCCTGTTTAGTTATCTATTAACTACGTGCAATATAATACTAATCAGGGTGTTTGTAAAGTTTATGGTTTATATATAGTGTTTTGTTTACCCTTTAAACTTATATTCAAATACGACTGAGATTGCGTTGGCCATTGATAGTGCTGATACTCTAATGTCATTTATTTCAAATGATATAGTGGGTGACACCAGCGGCAATAATTGCGATTCATAATCAGCGTAGCAATCACCGCCTAACACCGATAAATCGTAGCCATAAACACCACCACCGTACATGCCTAGTATAACATTTTTGCTTATTGGTAGTGTAAATTTCTTTGCTATAAATGCGCTTTGTACATGATGTGAATTTTTAAATGTGCCGGCATAAACGTCATTGTAACTTAACCCAATCAAATCAATATCTTCATTTAGATCAACATGGACAAATTTATTGTCAATATAGTCGCAAAACTTGCTTGCGCCGATGTGAGTCGTACTTGAGCTATAAAACGCTGTGATTGATGCGTGTGATTGAGAAACTAGTAGTAGTAGAATTAAATATTTCATGTTTGCCCTTAGAAGGGGCTATTAACCCCATATTTATTTGCCTTTCTTAACGCCCTTGGTTCCTACAACATAACGCTGTCTTTCAGTTGTTGGAGCTGGTACGTCCGCTGGTGTTTTGACTTGATTTGACATTAGTTAATCCTCTTGATTTGAGAGTAAACCATAAACCAATTTTACTGAAAATTCCATTGTTCAACGTTGGCGTGCTCAACCACTCGTTTTGTTTTTTTAACATATGAATAGTTACATCTTTATCTTTATTCATTTGCTTTAGAATTTTTAATGCTTTTGCTGCTCTATTTATATCGAATTGCCTGCCCATTTTATTGCCCTTTTATAATTTAATTATACTGATAACGTGTTTTGAAAATAACCTTTACCTCCCAAATCTTCTAAATGAAATCTTAACTCTAAATACCATTCCGACGGGACTGGGTGGCCACCATCAACTCTACGATGAATCCCGCTTATCAGTTCATCAATTCTCGAATGAATCCATATGTTTTTTGGTGGAATCCCAACTGGCAATTTTTTATTATATTCATTCATACCTTACCCTTTTTGATTGTATCCACCCCGTGAGAGGTGGTAACTAAGTTATTGATTTAATTGACTTTATCTTATTCCTTGATTTCTAATAAAATTCATATGTTCAAGCTCATTTATCCTTTTATAAAGCCTCCTAATCGTGGCTTTATCTTCGCTACTTTTATCTTTACCCTCTTGTTCTAGCCGCAAAACCTCTGCAACGCTTTCTTTTACTGACCACGATTCATCAGAGGGCATTGTCAACACTGAAAAACCGCCTCGGTTATAAATCGCTGTCACTGAATCCATATTTATAAAAATTTCTTCTCCTTTCTCTAATGTTAGCTTTATTCTATTCATGATTCATCCTATCCTTGCTGTTTCAATATAGTCATTAATAATTTCATGAGTGTCATTAATACACTGATTATCATTGCTAGTTCGTGCAAATACATCATTTACAATTGGATCTTTTTTTACTGCTGTTTCTTTTGCTTCACTCATACAATTGAGTACTAACTGTTCTAAATAGTTCATTGTTCTTGCCCTTTGTTATTTATATTTTTTTTTTACTTATAAATTTTTTACTTATAAAACTATCAAGCTCATTAAAAATGTCAATATCTTTATTAATACCAGCTACACCCTGATCACCGTCACGCTCTCTCTCTACTTCTGCTTCAATATCAGATTCACGATTAGATGCTTCAAATTCAAGTTCAGATATAGCCCTATCAAGCTGATTGCGGGCCTCTCTTAAGTCCTGTAACTTTGATTTACCGCCATTTCTATGGCCAGCTGCCAACAGTTTTTTAATGCTATGACCAATAATAGGATCTAAATTATAAAGATCGGCTATCGTGTAGTAATCAATCCAGCCACGATCAATATCAATCTGTCTCAACTCTCTCTGATATGCACTCATCTAATTACTCCCTGTGCGCTACGTCTCATTCTATGATCATTAGCATTCAACATTTGAGCACATTCATTAATTTTCTCGAATAGCTCATTAACTGTTATATCTAAATCGCAAATTTTTACATTGTT